TACTACAGAGTATGGTAGAAAAACTTGATGAAATGGAAACAAAACTCAACGAGCAAAGTGAGAAAAATATTACTTTAAACAATCGTCTTTCTGAGTCGGTTGCTGTAAGAATCTTTGATTATGTATCTGAAGGTCTATCGACCACTCAGAAAGAAAAGCTCGCTTCACTTGCCGAAAGTGTTGAGTTTGAGAGTGAAAAAGAATATCGTGAAAAGCTGGAGATCTTGAGGGAATCTTTTTTCCCAACCAGAAAAGCAACTCCAATATCACAACCTGAAACTCTTTCAGAGGGCGTATCCAACTTAACAGAGTCTTACTCTGGTTCAATGGGTGCATATTTGAAGGCAGCTTCTATGTTGTCAATTAATTGATTTTAATATTAATCAAACAAAAACAAACACATTTAACGAGGTAAACGCAAATGTTCCAATCCGAGCATCTGCAAGAAAAGTGGGCACCGCTTCTTAACTTTGATGGTCTTGATCCAATCAGAGATTCACATCGTAGAGCAGTAACCGCAGTCTTGCTAGAAAACCAAGAAAATTTCTTACGTCAAGAACAAGCATTTAATACTGGGGTATTAATGGAATCCCCAACCATGTCCGCTAACTCTGCTGGCGCAGGTGGTGGTTTTGGTGGTAATGCAACCGCAGGTGGTCCAGTTGCAGGTTTCGATCCTGTTCTGATCTCCCTAATTCGTCGTGCTATGCCTAACTTGGTCGCTTATGACCTTGCTGGCGTTCAACCAATGACTGGTCCTACTGGACTTATCTTTGCGATGCGTTCACGTTATACCAACCAAAGTGGCGCTGAGACCTTCTTCGATGAAGTCGATACCACTTTCTCTGGTCAGGACGATGGATTTAATCTTACTGGCGGTTTCACTGATCCAGTAGTTGGTATGGGTACCACCAACAATACAAACTCTGGATCTAATCCTGGTTTGCTTAACCCAGTTGGTACCGCATCCTCTACCGCATATCAAGTTGGCCAAGGCATGAAGACTGGAGATTCTGAGAATCTCGGTAACGGTGCTGGAAACCAGTTCAATGAAATGGCATTCACCATCGAGAAAGTTCTCGTTGAAGCAAAGAGCCGTGCATTGAAAGCTGAGTACAGCCTTGAGCTTTCTCAGGACTTGAAAGCAATTCATGGTCTGAATGCTGAAGCGGAACTCGCAAATATTCTCTCAACTGAGATTCTTGCTGAGATCAACCGTGAAGTTATTCGTACCATCTATAAAGTTGCTGAGCAAGGTGCTGCGGTAAACGTTGCAACTCCTGGTGTATTCGACTTAGACATCGACTCCAATGGTCGTTGGTCAGTTGAAAAGTTCAAGGGTCTTCTCTTCCAAATCGAGCGTGATGCTAACGCTATCGCACAAAGAACTCGTAGAGGAAAGGGCAATGTTATCATGTGCTCCGCTGATGTAGCTTCCGCTCTAACCATGGCTGGCGTACTTGATTATACCCCTGCACTTAACGCAAATCTTAACGTTGATGATACTGGCAATACCTTTGCTGGTGTTCTAATGGGCAAGTTCCGTGTCTATATTGACCCATATTCCGCTAACGTATCTGCAAACCAGTATTACGTTGTTGGTTATAAGGGTACTTCTCCTTATGACGCTGGACTATTCTATTGTCCTTATGTTCCTCTCCAAATGGTACGTGCCGTTGGTGAGAACACCTTCCAGCCAAAAATCGGCTTTAAGACCAGATATGGTCTTGTTGCTAATCCATTTGCTGAAGGTCTCGACAAGGGCCTTGGCCGTCTACAGATCAATGCTAATAGATATTACAGAAGGGTTTCTGTCCGAAATCTCATGTGAGGTAAAAAACCTAATGTGATAATCACATAAATAAGAGAGAGTCTTTAGACCCTCTCTTTTTTTTTATAAAATTTTTAATCATGAACTCTAACAAAAACAAAAAATATTATGTTTATCATATAATAAATCCAATAACAAATAGAATATTTTACATCGGAAAAGGAACAGGAAATAGATGTAAGCAACATTTAAGCGATAAAAAAGAATATTCATTCAACAAAAGACTAAACGGATACATAAGAAACTTAATAGATGATGGTAATATCCCAACCATCATAAAAATAGCAGAAAATCTTACAGAAGAAACTTCATATGAATTAGAAGAAAATGAAATTAAAAAGTATGGAAGAGTAGGATTTGAAGAAGATGGTATTTTATTAAACATATTGGAATCTGGAAGACCACCCAAATACGAAGGAGAAAATCATCCATGGTGGGGGAGAACACATAAAGAAGAAACAAAGAAAAAGATAAGTGATACACAAAAAGAAATGTATGTGTCCGGAAAAATTAAAAAAAGAGTCGGACATAAACAATCAGAAGAATCCAAGGAAAAAAATAGACAAAAACATTTAGGTAAAAAACAATCTAAAGAAACAATAAAAAAAAGAATTAATACTAGAAAAAATAATAATAAACCACAGACAGAATACCAAAAACAAAAAGCAAGAGAAGCAAATCAAAAAAATTGGAAAATAATAACCCCTGATGGAAATATAGAAATAATACAAAATCTCCGTCAATATTCTTTAGATAGAGGACTAGATCCAGGAAATATGATGCATGTTGCCAGAGGAAGACAAAAGCAACATAAAGGATATCAAGTTTTTAAAATTGATTAAAGAGATTAGGGGCCAATTGGGTCCCTTTTTTATTGGAATTCAATGAATCAATACCAACTCATAAATAGTTAAAAAACCATGGCTAGTGCTTGCGACAATCAAATAGAAAACAGAAATTTTCTATTACCAACTCAATTTTTATTTACTTTAAATAGAGCACCAAAAGTATCTTTCTTTTCAAACTCAGCAAACATTCCCTCGATGACATTGGGTATTGCGATTCAACCAAATTATCTGAAAGATATTTCACAACCAGGAGATAAGATATCTTTTGAAGATCTTACTCTTCGTTTTTTGGTTGATGAAAATTTAGAAAATTACATGGAAGTACATAATTGGATAAAGGGACTTGGTTACCCAGAAACATTAGATCAAATTTACACTTTACAACAACAAAATAAAAATATTGACAGCAATATTAAATCAAAAATGAATATCTATTCAGATGGAACATTGCAAGTATTAACAAGTAGCCAAAGACCAAATTTTCAAGTAAAATTTTATGATCTTTTTCCATATGACTTGACTACTCTATTATTTGATGCTACAATAACAGATGCTGATCCATTTACAGCAGAAGTAAAATTTAAATACACATATTACGAAATTACTGACAATTTGGGAAATAAACTATATGAATATAAATGATCTACAGGATATGTGGCGGACAGACTCTAAAATTAATATGGGAAATTTACAAGAAGAGTCATTAAGAGTTCCAGAACTACATTCCAAATATTATGATATTTTAAACAATTTACGTCTATTAAAAGCAAAAGCAATAGAAGAAAGAAAACACACAAAAAAGAAAAAAAATGATCTGTTCACAGGAAAAGGAAATTATTCAATAGAAGAAATACCAAACGAATTATATAAAGCAAGATCAGAAGATTTGAAAGTAGCAATAGATGGAGATCAAGAATATTCTAAGCTAACATTAAAAATTGAATATTATGAATCGATGTTAGATTTTGTTTATGATATACTAAAAATGATTCACAATAGAACTTATCAAATTAAGAATTGCATAGACGTACAGAAATTTTTAGCTGGATTCTAATTTCTTTTTTTGGCATAAATACCTAAAATAAAGATTATATTATGTCAGACGTAATCATAGAAAAGAAAAACGAAGTTTATATTAAATTAAATTGTGAGCCACACGTAATACATGAATTGCAACCATATTTCACGTTTGAACTCGATAGTGCAAAATTCATGCCACAATTCAGAAATACTGGGTGGAATGGTAGAATAAATTTATTATCTGTAGTTACTGGAGAAATATACGTTGGTTTATTAGATAGAGTAATTGCAAAACTAAAAAGTCACGGATATTCATACGAATTTAAAAACAATAAGTATTATGGACTTCCATTCGAAGTTAATGATGAAATTAATAGAGAAGGAGTACAAGGATATTTAAACGCAATTTGCAAAAAAATGTCACCATATGATTATCAAATTGATGCAGTATATGAATGTTTAAGATATAACAGAAAAACATTAATATCTGCTACCAGTTCTGGCAAATCTTATATGATTTATGCTCTGATTAGATATTATATCAACAAAGGAATTAATATTTTAGTTGTTTTTCCTACAACTAGTTTAATTCATCAGATGTTTAAAGACTGGGATAGTTATGGCTGGGATCCAGAAAATCACTGCCACATGATTTATACTGGACAAGAAAAAAAAAGTGATATGCCAATTACTTTAACAACTTGGCAAAGTATTCATAAGTTGGATAAATCTTTTTTTGAAAAGTATGATTGCGTAATCGTAGACGAATGCCATACTTGTAAAAGTAAAAGTCTAATCGACATTATGAAAAAATCTCATAGTGCAAAATACAGATTTGGATTTACAGGAACTTTATCCAATGGAGGAAAAGATTCTCAAACTCATGAGTGGGTAATTGCTGGTTTATTTGGACCACAATATAAAGCAATTGGAACAAAAGAATTAATGGATAAAGGTAGAGCAGCTCAATTAGATATTAATTGTTTATTGATTCGACACCCACCACAAAAATTTGACGCTTATGAAGATGAAATTCAATTTATCATTAACAACGAAAAGAGAAATAATTTCATAAAAAATTTAGCAGTTAGTTTAAAAAAGAATACTTTAATATTATTCACTAGAGTAGATACTCATGGTAAAATAATTTATGATTTAATAAATAATAGTGTCGGAGATACACGTAAAGTATTTTTTGTTCATGGTTCAGTTGAAGTTGAAGTACGAGAGGAAGTGAGAGCCATTACAGAAAAAGAAGTTGATGCTATTATTGTAGCAAGCTATGGCGTATTCAGTACTGGAATTTCAATTAAAAATTTACACTATGCAATAACTGCATCTCCATATAAATCAAAAATAAAAATATTACAAAGTATAGGTAGATTACTTAGATTGGGACAGGATAAAAATAAAGCTGTTCTTTATGATATTGCGGATGATTGTACTCACAACAATAGAAAAAATTATACCCTAAATCATTTTATAGAAAGAATCAAACTGTACAACGAAGAACAATTTAATTATGAAATTATACCTGTAGACTTTAGAAAATGATGGAAGACGATTTTTACTGTTCCTTAAAGTTAATAACAGGAGAAGAAATTTTCAGTAAAGTATCAGCTACAGAAGAAAATGATACTATTTTATTGATTCTATCAGATCCAATAATAATAACAGAAATTAAAACTAAACAAGGAATTGGTTACAAGATAGAACCATGGATGAAAACTACTACTGATGATATGTTTATAATTGATATATCTAGAGTATTAACTATGACTGAATCTTATGATGATGATATGATTGAAATGCATCAGAAGTACGTTAATAAAAAACAAAATAATACTTTAGAAAATGATAGACATCCTAATATGGCTAAAGTTACTAAACAGATGGGATATATCAATAACGTGAATGAAGCTAAGTTAATGTTAGAAAAGATATATAATAACTCTTAATTAGTTTTCCTACGGAAAACCTTTCCTTCGGAAAGAGTATTATTTGTTCTTATATTATATAAAGTTAATAGTTACTGGTGGCTTCAACGCTAACAAAGCTATTATACACCATTCTCAAAACCTTGTCAACCCCCCCCCCCTCTTCTCCCCTAGGGCTTGACAAGGAATTAAATCCATGCTATAGTGTTACTACATATAAGTAGTGTAAACAAATGCAGACAAGCGTAATGACAAAAAGAAAAAGAAGTATACATTATGTGAATAATAAAGATTTTTTATCTGCAATGATAGAATATCGTAGACAGGTAAAAGAAGCAAAAGAATTAGATAAACCCCAACCAAGAATACCAAATTATATTGGAGAGTGTTTTTATAAGATTGCAACTCATTTATCGTTTAAACCAAATTTTGTTAATTATATGTTTAAGGATGATATGATTTCAGATGGGATTGAAAATTGCGTACAATACATTTTGAATTTTGATCCAGAAAAATCACAAAATCCATTTGCTTATTTCACTCAAGTTATACATTATGCATTTTTAAGAAGAATACAAAAAGAAAAGAGACAATTGGAAATTAAAGGTAAGATATTAGAAAGATCTGGATTTGACGAAGTTTTTACTGATGATAATTCAATTTATGGTGGCAACTATTCTGATTATAACAGCATTAAGGACAATGTTCATCAGAAACTTAGATATTGATTTGTAAGGTAGATAATGAAAGTAGCAATCATAAATGACCAGCACTTTGGCTGCCGTAAAAATTCAAAATTGATCCATGATTATTTTCTTCAATTTTATGAGAATGTATTTTTTCCTTATCTAGAGGAAAATGAAATAAAAACTGTTATTGATCTTGGGGATACTTTTGATAATAGAAATTCCATTGATTTTTCTGCAATTGAATGGGCAAAGGAAAATTACTATGACAAACTTGAAAAATTAAATATAGATCATCATATCATTGTTGGTAATCATACATCAAAGTTTAAAAATACAAACAAAATTAATTCACCTAACTTATTACTAAAAGAATATAAAAATTTTACAGTACATTCGGAACCAACTGAAGTAAATTTAGCTGGTCTAAAAGTTCTTTTTATTCCCTGGATAAATCAAGAAAATGAGGAACAGACATTAAAAATGATTTCAGATACTGACGCCAAGATGGCAATGGGACATTTGGAGTTAAATGGATTTGTTGCACATAGAGGTCATGTAATGGAAGATGGACATGATCCGAACATATATGAAAAGTTTTATAAAGTTTTTTCTGGACATTATCATACAAGATCAAATAACGGTAAAATATTTTATCTTGGAAATCCATATGAAATTTATTTTAATGATATTGATGATACAAGAGGGTTTACTATTTTTGATACTGAAACATTAGAACATTATCACGTCAATAATCCATATAAATTACATTATAACATATATTATGAAGATACTCCACCTCAGTTATTCAATGTGTCACAGTATGAAAATAAAATTGTTAAATTAATAGTTCGTAAAAAAACAAATGTAAAACAATATGAAAATTTTGTAAATAAATTATATCTTTCTAATGTAGCTGAACTAAAAATAATTGAAAATTTTGCAATTCAAGATAATGAAATTGACGTGTCTCTAGAAAATGAAGATACACTATCACTCCTACAAAAATTCATTGAAGATAGTGAAATTAATTTAGATAAAACAATGATTAAAAAAATCTTAACCGAAATACATACAGAAGCATGTGAGTTAGTATAATGTTTTTGATAACTATAGAGGGAAGAGAAGAGGAAGGTGCATTCTCCGTTCAAAATGAAGATGGAGACAAAGTTTTATTTTTATTTCAAGCGGAGGACGATGCAATTCGATATGCATTGATGTTAGAAGAAAAAGGATATCCAGAAACTTGCATTATAGAATATGATGATGCGTTGTTAATAAAAACATGTGAAGTAACAGGAAATAAATACACTGTAATTACACCAAATGATATTGTAGTTCCACCAAAATATAATATATGATAATATTTGAAAAAGTAACATTTAAAAATTTCTTGTCCTTCGGTAATAAACCAACAAGTATAGAATTAAATTCAACTCAAAATACTTTAATTATTGGAAAAAATGGTTGCGGAAAATCCGTTTTTATGGATGCAATTACATACTCATTATTTGGTAAGGCATACCGACCAATCAATAAACCTCAGTTAATTAATATAATAAATCAAAAAGATTGTTTGGTTGAAATAGAATTTAAAGTAGGAACAATAGAATGGAAAGTGAGAAGAGGACAAAAACCAAATATATTTGAAATTTATAGAAATGGAAAGATGATAGATCAGAACGCATCATCTACCGACCAACAAAAATGGTTTGAACAAAACGTTCTCAAAATGAACTATAAATCATTTACTCAAATTGTAATACTTGGCAATAGTAATTTTACTCCTTTTATGCAATTGACACCAGCAAGTAGAAGAGAGGTTATAGAAGAATTATTGGACATTAAAATATTTTCTTCTATGAATATTGTGGTTAAGGATAAAATAAAAAAGATAAAAGATGAATTAAAAATACTGGAGATTAAAAAAAATACACTAGATGAAAAAGTATTGTTACAGTCCAATTTCATTTCTGAGATAGAAAAAGAAGGAAAAAATAATATATTAGAAAGAAAAAATAAAATTTTAAGTCTTGAGCAATTAAAGGAAAATTATGAATTGGAAAATACCTCATTGATTTCTGAGGTAGATAAAATGAATTTGAAGTTAGATGAATTTACTAATGTCCAAGGAAAATTAAAAAAACTAGGAACACTAAAAGGAAAGCTACATCAAAAAATCTCTTCAATAAACACAGAACATAAATTCTTCTCAGATAATACAATATGCCCAACTTGCACACAAAGTTTGGATGATCAGTTTAGAAAAACAAAAATAACACAATTGGAAGAAAATATTAATAATTTAAATTCTGGATATGAAGATTTATGCAATACAATAAAAGAAGAGGAAATTAGAGAAATAGAATTTAATAAATTGTCCAAAGAAATAGTAAATATAAATCACAAAATATCTCAAAATAATTTAAAATCATTGCAACACAAAAAACAGATCACCGATTTGGCAAAGGAAATACTAACAATTAAAGACAAAATTGAAAATAAAAATCAAGAGCACAAAAAATTAGAGCAATTTTTATCCGAATTGGAACAAGTATCTTCAGAATATGAAAACAAGAAAGATTTAATGTGTTACTATGATTATACTTATTCTTTGTTAAAAGACAATGGTGTAAAATCTAAAATTATTAAAAAATATTTACCAGTCATAAATTTACAACTCAATAAGTATTTGCAGAGAATGGATTTTTATGTTAATTTTTCTTTAGATGAAGAATTCAATGAAACCATAAAATCTCCATTGTATGAAGATTTTAGTTATGGGTCTTTTTCCGAAGGGCAAAAACAAAGAATAAATCTAGCACTTCTGTTTACCTGGAGAGAGATTGCGAAAATAAAAAATTCCACCAATGTTAATTTACTAATATTGGATGAAGTATTTGATTCTTCCTTGGATGCAAATGGAACAGATGAGTTTTTAAAAATAATTAAGTATATTGTAAAGGATTCAAATATATTTGTAATTTCACATAAAGAAGGAATTCAAGATAAATTCGAAACTACATTCGAAGTGGAAAGGAAGATAAACTTCTCTCAGATCGTCAGAAAATAACCAGTTCACAAACTGGCACACAAAATGGTTTCGGTGCCTCGTTTTTGTGTATACTGATTTCAGTTACATGAAAATACCACTAATTTATGAAACATAATCATGAAATTCATGGGAACTTAGCCAGACTACTGGCTACTGAGAACTTGAATATTGAACATAAAAATGTTGAAACTGCAATGTTTGATGTTAAATCTAGAACATTGACTCTTCCACTATGGGAAAAAGCTTCAGACGTGCTATACCAACTTTTAATTAGTCACGAATGTGCCCATGCTATTTTTACTCCTGATGTAGACACAAAAACTCTTACTAAAGTTCCACATGCATACATCAATGTAGTAGAAGATGCTAGAATTGAAAAGTTAATGAAGAGAAAGTATCCAGGACTTAAGAAGATTTTTTATTCTGGATATAATGAGTTTTGCGAGAATGACTTTTTTGAACTAAAAGATGTTGATATTTCAACTCTTGGATTTGCAGACAAAGTTAATATTTTCTTTAAGTCTTCTAATTTCTATAGTTTTAATTTTTCCGAACAAGAAAAAGAAATCATTGAGTTAATTGAAAACTCTGAAACTTTTGATGATGCCATTTATGCATCTGAAGTTTTATATAAATATTGTGATAAAAAAGATGAAGTTCCAGAACAAATTTCTTCTCTTGCAAATCAAGAAGGAAGTCAGTCGCAGGAACAAGAAGGTCAACCTTCAGAATCTGATAATTTAGGTAATTCGGAAAATACTTCAGATGAATCTTCTCAGCCAAATGTAAATGATGGCAATAATGCAAAACCACAAGATTCATCTAAACCCAATACAAACCAACAGGTAACTAGTGGGGACGGCACCAACGATCATCGGAACAATTCGGGAAAATCAGTTGGAACTAGTCAAAAAAATGATGTGATTAAAACCATGGAATCATATCAAAAATCAGTTAACAATTTAAATAAAGATACTCCGTCAAAAGAGTTGGTATATTTGACAATTCCAACACTTAAAATGGAGAATATTTTAGTCAGCAATAAAAAAATTCATTCTGAATTAAAACAATATTGGAGTTTACAGCAAACAAAATGGAAGGAGATGGATGCAGACTATTTAGCATTCAAAAAATCATCAAGCAAAGAAGTTAATTATCTTATTAAAGAATTTGAATGTAAAAAAGCAGCAGAATCATATGCAAGAGCAAGTGAATCTAAAACTGGAATTCTAGATTCAAATCTTTTAAATACATACAAATTTAATGATGATATTTTTAAGAAAATAACTACTGTTATGGATGGAAAAAATCATGGACTAATTTTTATTTTAGATTGGTCTGGTTCTATGTCCAACATTATGTTAGATACATGCAAACAGCTCTATAATCTAATTTGGTTCTGTAAAAAAGTTAATATTCCATTTGAAGTATATGCATTTACTACAAATTATGGATCACCAGCTAGCCAACTTTACGTAAAAAAACATAATACACTTGGTATTTACGGATCCCTTAATTTATTAAATTTGATCAGCAGTAAAGTCAATACTTTTACTCTTGATCTTCACATGAAGCATATTTATAGACTTGCTTATTATTTTTCTATTCGCAACTACAATAGCAAGTTAAATATTCCTGGAAATTTTTGTTTATCTGGGACTCCATTAAATGAAACTTTATTGTGTCTTCATCATATTATTCCAGAATTTCAAAAAACAACAAAAGTACATAAAGTTCAATGTGTAGTTTTAACTGATGGCGAATGCAGTAATTTACCTAGACATGATTTTAATCATAATTCATTATCATTGTATCAAGTTGGTGGAGAATGTTACTTAAAAGATTTGAAATTAAAGACTACATATAAATTTCCAGATTTAAATGCGAGTAGTTATTATTCTGATGACCATAAATTCACCGAAGTTCTTCTTCGAAATCTTAGAGATAATTTTCCTTCAGTTAATTTTATTGGAATTCGACTATTGGAGGCATACGGCAGTTCTAGTTTTATCAGCAAATATTCGCAGACAACTAGGGATTGTCAAATTCATATATCTGAATGGAAAAAAAATAAATCGTGTTCCATTAAAACAAATGGTTATCATACCTATTTTGGATTGAGTTCAAACTCTTTACATGATAATTCACAATTTAATGTAAATTCTGGAGCATCAACTGCTGATATCAAAACAGCATTTAAAAAAGTTCTCTCCTCCAAAAAAACAAATAAAAAAATTCTATCCGATTTTATTGATTTAATTGCTTAATTTTGTAAACCTTATTATTTGAAATTTATTATGGACCAACAAACACTCATCTCCGATCTTACTAAAATTTACGGAGAATCAATTACGACTTCTGATCTTCGTGGATATTGTGCCCTCAATGGGATTTCATATTCCAATGTATGTGGCAAACTGGACCAATACAAGAGTGGTCGTGGAAAATGGAACTTTAAACTAAATACTGAAATTACTGAAGTTACTGTTACTAAAGAAGATACTGTCACCAAGGTTCAATCATTGATTCCAGTCAAAGATTCTAACTTCGTATCTTTTGGTAATTTTACTGACATTAAAAAAATCATCCAGTCTAATATTTTCTATCCAGTTTTTATTACTGGTCTATCTGGAAATGGAAAGACAGTTGCAGTTGAGCAAGCATGTGCTCAACTGAGGCGTGAACTGATTCGTTTTAACGTTACAATTGAAACTGATTCTGACGATCTAATTGGTGGTTTTAGGCTTGTTAATGGCGATACGGTTTGGCACAATGGTCCAGTTGTCGAAGCAATGGAACGTGGAGCTATTCTACTTTTGGATGAGTGCGATCTAGCATCAAACAAAATCATGGTCCTTCAATCTATTCTCGAAGGTAAGCCACTATTCCTCAAGAAAATTAATAAGCTAGTCACACCAAAACCTGGATTTAATATTATTGCAACTGCAAATACAAAAGGTAAAGGATCCGATGATGGACGTTTTATTGGTACCAATGTGCTGAATGAAGCTTTCCTGGAACGATTTAGCGTTACCTTTGAGCAAGCATATCCAAGTCCTTCTATTGAAATTAAAATTCTCACCAAGTTTGCAAATTCTTTGGGACTGTCAGATTGTGAAGATTACATCAAACGACTGGTAGACTGGAGTGATACTATTCGTAAGACATTCTTCGATGGCGGTGTGGATGAGTTAATTTCAACTCGTCGTCTAATTCACGTTATTCGAGCTTATGCCATCTTCAAAAATAAAGCAAAAGCAATCAAACTAGCTGTTGCACGATTTGATGATGATACAAAAACTTCTTTCCTGGAACTATACGATAAAATTGATGAAACTTTCGACAAAGAACAGAAAGATGCAGAGGCTGCACAAAAACTAGAAGAGGTTGACATCTGAGTAAAAGTGTGCTACGATACTGGAGGAAATTTCAGTTTCCTCCCTTGAAACAATATTAATGGATTTAAATTTATGGAATCAAATAATGAACATTTTTGGAAATTTAATGAAGGTGAAATACTTAAGCATGTAAGAGATTATATTATCTCGACTTATGAATCACATTATGCCGATGATGAAAGTAGTGTTCAGGCAATTGAGCTAATTAATTCAATCGGAAATGGAATATCTTTTTCTCAAAGCTCTATTATCAAATATGCTGCGAGATATGGAAAAAAAGACGGATTGTCTAAACGAGATGCATTAAAAATTATTCATTATGGTATTTTAATGTACCATTTTTCCAAGCACGATAAACCAGGAAAGAGTCAATATGAAATTATCAACTGATACCCTACAAATACTAAAAAACTTTTCTAATATAAATCAATCAATTTATATTAGAAAGGGAAATAAATTGAGCACCATGTCAATCATGCAAAATGTTGTGGGTTCAGCTACAATTGAAGAAACGTTTGAAAAAGATTTTGCAATCTATGATTTAAATCAATTTTTGTCTGGATTAAAATTACATGATAATCCAGAATTAAACTTTGATAACGATTCTTATCTTACTATAGTCGAAGGTAAACGAAAAGTAAAATACTTTTTTTCTGATCCGTCTATTATTGTATGTCCTCCAGATAAAGAACTAATTGTTCCATCGGAAGAAGTTAGTTTTCAATTAGATCATTCTCAACTAAAAAGTTTATTGGATGCATCTAATGTCTATAGAATGTTTGATTTTTCTGTGATTGGTTCAAATGGAGTAATTAAATTATCCATTAGGGATAAAGAAAATGACACATCTAATGAATTTTCAATCGTAGTTGGAGAAACTAATAATGAATTTTGTTTCAATTTTAAAATTGATAACATCAAGATTATTCTTGGCTCTTATGATGTTGTAATATCAAATTCATTGATTTCCAAATTCACTCACAAATCTAAACCAATAACATATTGGATTGCATTGGAGCAGGATTCTAAAACTGTAAATTGATTACATAATTGAGTATTTTATAATGAACAAAGACTTTATATTTGTTGAAAAATATGCGCCAAAATCAGTTGATGAATGTATTCTACCAGAAACCATAAAAAAATATTTTGTTAATATTAGGGATTCTGGTACAGTTCCTCATATGACTCTTTCTGGTCCACCTGGAATTGGAAAGACATCAACTATTCAAGCATTGGCACATGAACTTGGAAGAGACTTTATGAAAATCAATGGATCTAAAGAAAGGTCCATTGATATTATCAGAACTAGAGTCGAGAACTTTGCTTCAACTGTATCTCTTTCGTTAACCGGAAAGAAGATACTGCTGATAGACGAGGCAGACAACCTAACAATGGATGCACAATTAGCACTTAAATCTCTGATTGAAGATGTTCAAAGAAACTGCACTTTTGTATTTACATGTAACTATAAAAATAGATTGGATTCTGCTTTGTTGTCTAGGTGTCCCATAATCGAATTTTCTATTCCAGCTAAAGAAAAGCCAAAACTTGCTGCAGTTTTTTATGATAGAATTTTGGAAATCTTAACGACCGAAAGGATTGAATATGATGACAAAAAAACTATCATGAAACTAGTAACGAAGCATTTTCCTGACTTTAGGAGAACTCTACACGAAATACAAAGACATTCATTGGGTGGAAGTATTGATTCTAGTGTTTTGGCTAATGCTACTGATATTAAAATATCAGAATTGATTAAATTCATGAAAGAAAAAGAATTTAATAAAGTTAGGTCATGGGTGATTAATAATTTAGATAATGATCCAAATATTATTCTAAGAAGACTATATGATGGGTTGTCCGAATATGCGGTACCACACACGATACCTGAGGCAATTTTAATCATTGCCGAACATCAAAATAAAAATGTAGTGGATAATGAAATTAATCTTATCGCATGTTTTGTCAAAATTATGTGTAAGGTTGAATTTGTATGAATATTGAATTGAAAGATTGGTTAAATTCTATTAATTACACCAAGAAAAATTTATTGGAAGATAATCCAGAATCAATAAAATCATATCCAGCATATGTCGTAAATAAATGTCTATCTGCTCATCTTGATTCTATCTTGTATGCAAATGAAATGAATGAATACTATACTTTAGATTTAGATATGCAATATTCATTTTTTCTAAATAGTCTAAGAAAAGGAAAAAGATTTTCTCCTTGGATAAAAAAAGAAAATATTGAAGATCTAGAGTGCATATCAGAATACTATAATTATAGTTTAGAAAAAGCTTCTCAAGTTCTAAAAATACTTACTAAAGAACAAATTTCTTATATTAAACAACAACTTGACAAAGGTGGAAGAAGATGACTACTATTAATGAACCTCAGGTGAACTGGACCCCAGATATGATGGTCGAAGTTTTACTCAAAGAACCTGATGACTTTCTTAAAGTTCGTGAGACTTTAACTAGAATTGGGGTTGCATCCCGAAAAGAAAAGAAACTATATCAATCATGTCATATTTTGCATAAGCAAGGAAAATATTACATAGTTAGTTTTAAAGAGCTGTTTGCACTTGATGGAAAACATGCAAACCTGACAGTAAATGATATTCAAAGACGAAATAGAATAATTAAACTTATTTCAGATTGGAATCTAGTTTCTGTTGTATTTCCACAAAAGGTAACGGATATTGCTCCATTGAATCAAATTAAAGTTCTTCCATACAAGGAAAAGGATGAATGGATCCTAGAAGCAAAATATTCAATCGGAACAAAAAAAGAAAAGTATAGGGAAACCGAATAATAAATTCTAGTTTTCCGAACCTTAATTTTTCTCTAATTTCGAATATATAATATATCAAAAATGCCTTTGGGGTTTTTGATTTATTAACTCGCATTTAGGAGAAACCATGGATTACACTGTACATACACTTCAGCGTCTCAGAAACGACATTCAAAAATATACTATTGGAATGGATAATTGGATAGATACATTATATTCTACTCGTACTGAAGTTAACTATCCACCTTACAATACAATTAAGTTAAGTGATAACGAATTTAAATTGGAAGTAGCCTTAGCTGGATTCCATAGTAAAGAAATAACTGTATATACAGAAAATAACAAACTCTATATCGAAGGACATAAAGAGGAATCTTCGGATAATACTTATGTTCATCGTGGATTGGCGACAAGGGAATTTACTAGATCATGGACAATACCAGATGATTTAGAAGTAAAAAATGTTTCTTATGATAATGGTTTACTTGTAATTTTATTGACTCGTATTGTACCAGAACATCAAAAGAAAAAAGTATGGTTCTAATAAATAGTTAGGGCTACACCCAAATATCGTCGCCAAACAGACAGAGGGAAAACTGGCCAGAAATCAGTTGACACCCTCTTTTTTATGCTATAATATCAGAAGAGCACAGGAGGAAAATGGCGACAAAACTCATATTGCTGAAATCAGGAGAAGACATTGTATCTGAAATATCAGAATATTTCGTTGGGGAAAAATTTCTTGGTTACAATTTAACTAAACCATGTGTAGTTAAACTAATAGAACAATTTAACGAATCAGCAGATTCTAATTATAAAATTAACATGGTACCATGGATGGTATTGTCAAAAGATACGACTATTCCTATTCCATTTGATTGGGTTGTAACCGTAACTGAACCAATCGATGAAGTCAAAGATATGTATGAAAAGGAGGTAATTAACAATGGAAGAGATGCCAATTAATATTATAGTTTTACAAACAGGCGAAACTATAATTTCTCAAATGGATAGATTATCAGTTGATATCGGAGAGCCAGATTATCTTTTGGTAGAACCATTTTTAATATCAAGAAAACTTGAACAAATAATTACCTTTTCTCCTTGGTTAATTGATTATACTAATCAAAATAAGTTTAGGGTAAGTTCAGAAAAGATGATAACCATAGCTGAAGCAAAACCTTCCATGGTAGAAAAATACAAAAATTTGTTGAAGTAATATGCGTTGGTATACAAATGTAAAACAACTTGGAAATAAGCTCTATATTCGTGGATACGAAAATGGAACTCACTTTAATAATGTAGTTGATTATCATCCAACTTACTATGTTAAATCAAAAGTCAAAACTGAATATACAACTCTAGACGGAGATTACATTAAACCAATAAATCCAGGTACAATCAAAGAAGCTAAAAATTTCATAGAACAATATAAAGATGTAGAAGGATTTAAAATATATGGTAATGAGACTTGTATATATCAATACATCTCAGATACATATACAGAAGAGCAAATAGAATACGACATCACAAAAATAAACATTCTTGCTTTGGATATTGAGGTATCATCGGAAAATGGATTCCCAGATCCAAAAAATTGTGAAGAGGAAATACTTCTTATTACAATTCAAAATTACGTAACAAAAGAAATACTTACTTGGGGAACTAGACCATTCTCAAAGAAATTAAAAAATCACAAATATTTTTTATGTAGTTCTGAGAGTCATTTATTGAATTGTTTTCTAGAGTATTGGTCAAATAACTATCCAGAAATTGTTACCGGATGGAATTGTCTGTACTATGATTTTCCATACATCATAGGAAGAATGTATAAATGTTTGGGTGAAAAAGTAACAAGAAGACTATCTCCTTGTACTTGGATATCCAATAAAGATGTGGAAATAAGACAGGGTGAATACCAAACAATATATGATATTTTTGGTATTTCTGTTATTGATTATTTTGATCTTTATAAAAAATATTCTTTTAAAAAACCAGAAAATTATAGACTGGATACAATTGCAAATAATGAGCTAGGACTGACAAAATTAGACCATAGTGAATTTGAAACATTCAAAGATTTTTATGATAACGCATGGGAAATATTTGTTGAGTATAATGTTATTGACGTAGAACTTGTAAACAAATTGGAGGATAAGCTTCATCTAATTGAACTAGCAATCATGCTTGCATTTGATTCCAAAACAAACTTTGAAGATATATTCTATCAAGTACGAATGTGGGATACCATTATCTACAATTATCTTCGAAGAAAGAAGGTAATCATTCCATTCCGGGAAAAGAGAAAAGAAAAATTAGACAAGTATGCTGGGGCATTTGTAAAAACTCCATTGACTGGTGTTTATGATTATGTTGTTAGTATGGACTTGACTTCCCTGTATCCACATATCATGATGGGCTTCAATATCAGTCCAGATACCTTGTTGGAGGACACATTCTCTTCCATATCAGTTGACTCTGCATTGGCCAAGACTGTTAAAATTCCTGAAAATTTTGAATATTCAGTTTGCCCAAATGGCTCAATGTATAAAAAAGACAGTATGGGATTTCTTCCAGAGTTGTTAGATAAAATGTTCAATAAAAGAAAATTTTATAAAGACAAGATGAAAGAAATAAAAAAAGAATATGAAAAAACCAAAGATCTAAAATTGAAAAAATTGATTTCAATGTATTCAGTTAAGGAGCAGTCAATTAAAGTTTGTTTGAACTCATGTTATGGTGCAACTGGAAATCCTTATTTTAGATTTTATGATTTGAGGAATGCAGAGGCAGTTACTTATACCGGACAACTTGCAATTAGATGGATTGAGAAAAAATTTAATGAATATTTTAATAAAATATTAAAAACTGATAATGTTGATTATGTGATTTATGTAGATACTGATTCTACTTTTCTTAACATGGGTCCATTAGTCAATAAGATATTCAAAGATAAACCACACACAAAAGAAGAAGTTATAAACTTCTTAGATAAAATATTTGCTACTACAATTCAAGAATATGTGGACACATCATATCGAGAATTGGCAACTTATTTGTCTGCATATGGACATAAACTGCATATGAAGAGAGAAAAAATAACAGACCGTGCTGTGTTCTTAGCAAAGAAAAAATACATTGCTAATGTTTGGGACAATGAGGGCATTCGATACGATGAGCCTGAGTTATCAATGACTGGAGTGGAAGCAATTCGATCATCGACTCCTTCTTTCTGTAGAACAAAATTAAAAGAAGCAATTAGCTTGATCATGAATTCAACCGAAGATGAAATGATTAAATACATTGCGGAAACAAAAAAAGAATTTTTTGCTTTGTCTCCAGAAGAAGTATCGTTTCCAAAATCTGTAAATGATGTTACCAAATACATGTCTAAAGTGGAAAGGTATAAGAAAGGAACCCCAATCCAAACTAGGGGATCAATTTTGTATAATGAGTTGGTCAAAACCAAAAAATTGGACAAGAAATACTCCATAATAAAAAATGGAGAAAAAATTAAATTTTGTTATTTGAAGCTTCCAAATCCAATTCATGAAAATGTAATCTCTTTCATACAAAAACTTCCACCTGAATTTGATGTTCATCCTTATGTTGATTATAAGCTCCAATTCGAAAAGACTTTTTTGCTTCCTCTAAAATCTATTCTTGACATTATTGGTTGGCATACAGAAAAAGTATCGACACTCACTTCATTTTTCGCATAGTATAACAGGATAGAATTATGAATTTTTTAGATGAAATAGTAAAACAAGTAGGAGGAGAATACACTTCTCTTGCTTCAAATATTAAAGAAGAAGAAGCATTTGTAGATACTGGATCTTACATTTTTAATGCACTTGTTAGTGGTAGCATTTATGGTGGAGTATCTGGAAATAAAATTACCGCACTTGCCGGGGAAACATCAACCGGAAAAACTTTCTTTTCTCTTGCAATTGTTAAAAATTATTTGGATACGCATCCAGATGGTTATTGTTTATATTTTGATACGGAAGCAGCTATTACAAAGTCTCTTTTGGAATCAAGACAAATTGACCTATCTAGAGTAATCGTTCTTAATGTAGTGACAATCGAAGAGTTTAGAACAAAGGCACTTAAAGCTGTTGATATATACATGAAGAAAGAGAATAAGGAAAAAAAACCATGTTTATTTGTTCTTGATTCATTAGGTATGTTATCCACAAATAAAGAAATTGGGGATGCTATTGCTGGAGAAGAAAAGAAAGACATGACAAAGGCGGGTCTAATTAAGGGTGCTTTTAGAATGTTAACTCTCAAACTTGGTCAAGCTAATATTCCAATGATTGTTACAAACCATCTTTATGCCAATGTTGGTGGATATGGGCCAGCTAAAGTTCAATCTGGAGGCTCGGGTCTCCTCTATTCCTCGTCTTCGATCATTTATCTTTCAAAATCAAAAGAAAAAGATGGCACTGAAGTTGTTGGTAATATAATTACAGCCCAGGCAATTAAATCTAGGTTGAGTAGAGAAAATAGAGTAGTGGAGATTCGATTATTCTATGATGAAAGAGGTCTTGATAAATATTACGGTTTACTGCAACTTGGATATGAAGGTGGAGTAATCGAAAAGCTAGGAAATCGCTATCTAGTTGGTGGTAAAAAATTATATGAAAAGGAGATACTAAAGGACCCAGAAAAATACTTTACTAAAGAATTATTAGATAGTATTGATTCATATGCTCAGAAGAAATTCAAATATGGATCTACAATTGTTGATGAGAATGAAGAAGATCTTGTGGAGATAATTAATTGATGGATAAGAATGAGTTCTTGGTATTAAGAAATTTAATTTATAATGAGGACTATACTAGAAAGGTTCTGCCCTTTATCAAAAGCGAGTATTTCATGTACCAAACGGAACAAATTCTATTTGATGAAATATCTTCATTTGTCACAAAATACAATAAATTGCCAACAAAAGATGCGTTGGAAATTGAATTGGACAAACGAAAAGACTTAAATGAAGATCTGTATAAAAAAATTGAATCTTCCATTTCTTCATTAACAAAAGAACCTGTCAATCTGGATTGGTTAATCAACACTACAGAAGATTGGTGCAAAAAAAGAGCAATTTATCTAGCAATTCAAAAATCAATTCTGATTGCGGATGGCCGAGATAAAGATAAAACTGCAGATGCAATTCCTTCTATACTTACAGATGCTCTTGCCGTAAGTTTTGATACTCATGTTGGACACGATTACTTCACAAATGCAGAAGAAAGATTTTCATTTTATAATAAAAAAGATATTAAACTTCCATTTGGTTTGGAATACTTGGACAAGATTACAAACGGTGGAATCAGTCCCAAGACTCTATCTTTAATCATTGCATTTAGTGGAGTTGGAAAATCTTTGTTCATGTGTCACTATGCCGCAACTTTGTTGACTCAAGGAAAAAATGTATTATACATTTCACTTGAAATGGCAGAGGAAGAGATCGCAAGAAGAATAGATGCAAACTTGATGAATATTAACATTGGAGATATTAAAGATCTACCAAAGTCTGTATTTGATAGTAAAATTAAATCAATATCAGAAAAGACTCAAGGCACTTTGGTCATTAAAGAATATCCACCAACTGCAGCTCATTCTGGTCACTTTAGGGCATTGTTAGATGATCTTGCATTAAAGAAATCTTTCTTTCCAGATATTATTTTTATTGATTATCTTAATATCTGTGCATCAAGTCGTCAAAAATTAAATAACTCTCCAAATTCATATTCTTATGTAAAATCAATTGCAGAAGAAGTTCGTGGAATTGGAGTTGAACGTAACGTTCCTGTCTTCTCTGCTGTTCAATTTAATCGTGGTGGTGGATACAATACAGATCCAGATCTTACCAATACTAGTGATTCTGTTGGTATTGTATATACTGCTGATTTAATTTTTGCAATGATAAGTACAGAAGAACTTGAACAAATGGGACAAGTTATGTTTAAACAATTAAAAAATCGTTATGGTGATGTCAATAAATATCGAAAAGGAATGGTTGGTATTGATAGACCAAAAATGAGATTTTATGATGTTGAACAAACTGCTCAGGATGATTTATTGGATTCTGGTGCAGAACAAGAAACAAATAATGAGGATAACTCATTCAGCGATAAATTTAAAAACTTTATTTTTAATTAATAATTATGTCAGAACAGAAAAAGATTGATTCAGAAAAGTACATTGATTTTGTACGTCAGACTACAAGTCCAGCTAGTACTGATATTGCAAATTTGTTTGCAAGAATGACGGAACTAACTGTACAGGATGCTGATGTCCCTAGGCTCTTGACTGCTGCATTGGGCATATCTGCAGAGGGTGGCGAATTAGTTGAAATTGTAAAAAAAATAATTCTTCAGGGTAAACCATACAACGAAGATAACATTGTTCATCTTAAAAAAGAAGCTGGAGATGTATTATGGTACATGTCTCAACTTTGCATTGCTCTTGATGTAACATTTGAGGAACTCATGGAAATCAACTATCAAAAACTTTCGGCTAGATATCCAGAAGGAACATTTGATGTTCATCGAAGCGAGAATAGAAAAGCTGGAGATATCTGATTTAATCCCCTCACACGAGGGGATTTTTTTGTATAAATAATACAGAAATAATAATTAAAATGTATAATTTACAAGAAGCATATTTGGAAATCTATGAGTCCAGAAAAGGTATGCCTGGAGAACTTAGACCTACTGTTATGCCAAAAAGTAGAGAACAAAATATTGGAAAGTTTGATGATTGGAAACACCAAACTCCAGACACATGGGAAGGACAGACAGCAGAAGAAAAGAACGCAGCCAGATTAAAATCTAGAGCAAATGCGGTCGTTCAAACTCAACGCAGACAAGATAGAGAAGTTGGAATACGAAAAGAAGAATTAGATTATTATGATATAATTTTGGATTATCTTTTGGACGAGGGATATGCTGATACAGAAGAATCAGCAAACAAAATTATTCTGGTTATGAGTGAGGAATGGAAAAATACTATTATTCAAGAATCTGATTCTTCTGAAATTGCAAAATTAAGAAGACAAATGTCAGATGCACTGAGGGAGAATGATCAAGCTACTGTAAAAAAAATAGCTGCACGATTAGCTGAACTTGCACCTGGAACTAAAGCTAAAATTGGAGTAGCTTTGAATAAAGATAAACCAGATGAAACTACAACTAAAGATACTTCCAAACCACAAACGCCAAAAGGTGGAGTTGTATCTGGATTATCCTCTTCAACTCTTAGGTCTAGACTAGCTAGAAGAGGAACGGCAATTATTAATAGTATTCCAGATAATCCCGATAGACCAGCTAGAATGTCTACTCATGTTGATCGCTCTGGTAATGTAGTTTCAAATATATCTCAAGACACTGAGAGTGGAATTGATCAATCTAAATACATTAATCAAACAAGATCAGAAAGAAGAAGACCAGCTAGACAACAAACTCCAAGAAGAGGAGAAACTGGCTTTGATCCAAATCGTCCAATTACGACCAGAAATAAAACCGATTGATAAATAGTTAAAAAAATATAAAGATGAAAAAGTTTTCGCAATTTATATCAGAATCTAGGGGATCAAGAGCTTCGGAGAAAGCATATCGTCTTGGTCTGGTTTCTGATGGTCACGGTGGCTGGGTTGATAGAGGTGGTAAACTGGTTGCCCAAACTGTGAATGGTGACCTCGAAATGGTAAGAAAAAAATCACCATCCCCAGAAAAAGCAGAATTGGCGCCAGTTAAATCAAAAGAGTCGCAAGCGCAAGTAACAAATCCATCTGCCCCACAAGAAAGATCAATTCCGAAAAAAAGAAAAGAAGAAGAGCCAGCACCAGAACCAGAAAAGGAAAAACAACTCACGATTGTATTTGGTAGATTTAATCCACCTACCGTGGGGCATGAAAAATTATTACAAAAGGCATCAGAAGTATCTGCAGGTGGAGATTTAAAAATATATCCATCTCGTGCTCAAGATAGTACAAAAAACCCATTAAATCCTCCTCAAAAAATTAAATATATGAGGAAGATGTTCCCTGAGTTCAAAGACAATATTATTAATGACGATGAAATGAGAACAATTTTTGATGTTCTTGTTCGTGCAAATGAAGATGGATATACAAAAATAAATTTGGTTGTTGGTGCAAATAGGACTTCTGAATTTGATAGATTATCCAGTCAATATAATGGATCTTTGTATGATTTTACTGAGTTAAATGTTATTCCTTCTGATAGTAGAGATCCTGACGCAGTTGGACCAGAAGGTACATCTGCATCTAGATTAAGAAAAGCAGCACTCGAAGATGATTTCAATACATTCAGAGCAGGTCTACCTAAGAGAATGTCAAAAAGTGATATGAATGCACTTTTCTTTGCTGTACAGAGAATTCTTCTTGGTAAAAAACCAGTAGAAGATACAACTGGAAAAGAAGCACCACCAGAACAGGAAGTTCAGGAAATGTGGAAATATGCACCAAAGTTGGATTTAATAAATTTAAGAGAGCAATATTATCAAGAGAATATATTTAAAATTGGTGATATAGTAGAAAACTTGAATACAGGATTAGTAGGTGAAGTAAAAAGAAGGGGGCCAAATTATCTTATTTGCGTTACTGAAGATGGCCATATGTTTAAATCATGGATAAAAGATCTTACTGAATGGACTGATGTTTCTGGCGTACCAGCAAGTCAAAGAGAAGTTGGCACTGATGCGCTTCGGAATTATGTTATGAAAATGACAGGAACAAAGAAAATAACAAATTTTGTTCATAAACATAGACGAAGCAAAAATAAAGTATAAATATATTAAGATTCACTAGTGTTAAAACATGTCTGATCGTATAATAGAAAGTTTCAATGAAATGAAGCAAATTTATTTGTCTTCAATTTCTGGCAATTATATTCAAGAAGGAAATGAATATTTAAATTATATTACAGAAGAAAAAGAAGATAAGCCAGGTGAAAAATACGAAAATAAATATAAAAAAACTGGTAAAAAATCAAAAGATTATGATGGAGATGGAGAAGTAGAAGACGAAGCAGATGAATATTCTGGTGTCAAAGACAGAGCTATAAAAAAAGCAATTGGTGATTCTTATGAAGACGATGAAGATGATGAAGATGAAGATGAGAAAGAAGATAAAAATAGTAAAAAGAAAAATAAAAAAGAATTAGATGAATTTTTCTCTGATTGGAGAAATGAACTTTATGAGTCTATTGGAGATATTGAATCTGAGATTGACGCATCAAAAGAAAAGCAAATAGTAGAAAAACCAGTTAAAAATAAAATTGAAATAAATCCAAGTATTTCTGTTGCTGAGCAAGTTCTTTATGTAGAAGAATTAAATGAAAATTTTATATATGAAGCTGTAGAGCTTGCAACTGAATTTTTCTATAGCAATGGAATAAATGACAATGGTATAGAATTAATTGCAGAAGAATTGGGTGAAGCTCAGTTTATTGATTATGTTTTTGGAATTGCAGATGAACTTTCTTTATCTGAAGAATATTTGAGCGAAAAAACTAGATTACAAAAAGAAATAGAAAAGAAAGGAGGTGCCGCACCCAGGCAAACAGTTGGTTCCGGCAAAAATAAAGGAATGCATTATTCTCAATTGAAGAAAGAAGATCCAAAAGCATTTAATCGTGCCATTTCTTCAACTAAACAACATAAAGAGAGACAGGCATCTGGAAGCACTGAGCAGCGTAGTTCACGTAGACGTGAATATCATGGACCAGCACAAAGAGAAAAACTAGCTAAAAATATAACTATGGATAGAGGAAATATTGCGACTCAAAATGCAAAACAAACTCAATCAACCAAAAAACCAAATAAAACTGCAATTGGATCTGCTCTAATGGGAGCATTGGGATTTGCCGGTAAAGTTGCGGATGCTACTAGAGCAGGAATAGAAAGACACAATACAGCAACAAAACAATTTGGTAAAGCTGCAAGTCAAACTGCAAACACTGCTGGTAAAATTGCAACGAATGTAGGTAAAGCTGCACAGGAATTTGGAAGTGGAGCCAGAGCACCATTTGAAACCAAAGCCGGAAGAAATCTTCAAGCTGGCTTAATCAGAGGAGCTAGAGCATTGACCAAAGCCGCCGTTAATACAGCAGCAAAAGAATATGCCAGACAAAAAGTAAAGTCAACTAATTTAAAAGAGACATTACAGTTAGTTGAGAAAGCAACTAGCGAACAACAACAAAAAATATTTGGTCTTGCTCTATCTGTTAAAAGAGGAGATACACCAAGATCTGAAGTTAGTGACGAAGTTTTAAAAATAGTTGATGGAATGTCAGTTGGTGAAATTCGTAAATTCGCATCAACCAAACATAAAGGATTACCAAAAACTGCATCATGAAAAAAAATATAAAAGAAGCAAACATATCTGGATCTAGACCAAGACCAAGGGGAAATGATAGAATTTCTCCTGGGCAAGGTTCAACAAATCCAGGTAGAACTTTACCACAACAATCGCAATCGGAGTTGCCAATAAATAGAAGATTGGCTAGGCAGGCTGGCACCCAAGCTAGTAAACAAGGAAGAACTGGACCATCAACTACTTATAGGACAGATATACCAAGGCCACCAGAAAAATCTTCTTCTGGTGGTGGAGTAACCTTTTATTCCGTTGCTCCAGATGACCCCAAACCAGAATCAAAAAAACCAGAATCAACATCTAGATTAACTTCAACTGAATTGCAGACTGTTCTTAATTCATTGTCGGCTAGACAAAAAAGAAAAAAAGGATTATCAACTGGGGGTCCAGTTGATCTTACCTCTAGGGGAAAAAGATTAAAACCAGGTGGTGATGCAGAATTAAAAAGGATTAGAGATGCTAAAAGAGCAGGATCTCAAACTAGGTTGGATAGAGCACATAGAAAAAAAATAATAAAAGAATTTATAGAAAAGTATCGTAAAAGTATTTTAAAATAAATATTTCGGGTGATTCCCATAACCCATTCAGGAGAAACATCATGAATTCCGCATTCGTAAACGTAGTAAAACCAGTTTTAATTGCATTTCTAGAATCAGATGCAGTAAAAAGATTAGTTGTAGATCTTTTAGATCGTTATGCTAAATCTACTAGCAATGATATCGATGATGTTGTAGTTGGATTAGTTAGGACTAAACTTCTAGTAAAATGAGTATAAAGGGAAAATATTAATTTTCCCTTTTTTTTTGTAATATTAATCTAACATAAATATTCAATAGATTAATTAGTTAAAGGTAACAAAGATGGCACTTTGGGGAACCGCAGATAGTATTTACTCTCCTGGTACAGTAACAGTAAATTATTCAACCAAAACAATAACTGGAACTGGTACTTCTTTTACTGCAGCAAGAATAGGATCAGTAATTAGTATCGGCACAGGAAAAACATTTGGAGAAGCAGTTATTTCTGGAATAACTTCAGATAGAGTTATTTCAATTGCTTCTACTCAATTTTTAAGTGGAGCAGCTATTTCTGGTGTTGGATACACAATGTCACAGAAACCAGTTTATGTAATGCAAGATTCTAATTATTCTGTTCTTGGCGTCGGTAATACCATTAATCAAGTAGCTGGAGTTGATATATATGAAGCTGCATCTGCTGTTACTACCAAGTATGCAGTAACCCATGCAGGATGGGTAGGAATTAAGACTTATATGTCAGGTGGGGAATTGAGAGTTAAGACTGAAACTTTAGTTGCTTTCTCTGGTATTTCTACTGGAACTGCCACTTATTCTGCATATGGCGATGCCGCAGATGATGCAATTTACTTGCCTTGATTAATATAGATACTACGATATTTTTTTAAATGATATTCACTGAATTGAATGATGAGACATTTCTTCTTTTTGCAATCAAAAATTATGAAAACCCTCAGGCAGTAACAAAAGAAGATTTTGATCGGGATCTAAATCACTTTAAATATATTAAACGTTTATTAAAACGATACAAAAATAATGGTGATTTAAAAACTCATTTACTCATGAATCATTTTATAATACTTTATAATATATTTGGAGATGCCACAACTCCTATGCTGTTTTATAAAATTGAACAGGAGTTGTGGTCTACTATGAAAACATTCATCATATTTCTAGGTCGTCTTCCAGATTTTCCTAGATGTTATATTCATGATATTAATATTGATTCTTATTGTATGTCAGAGTTGCAAAAAATTTCCAATGAGTAAAATAGACAGAATAATTCAAATAGTAAGAGAGAACATGGTAGCAAATGCACCAGGAACTGGCGGTGCATTGGGATCCGATTCTCCAAATCCAAATATGCAAGGATTTACACCAGTCATGGGATTGGGTACTTTCAGAAGAACTAAAACAAATAAGATAGACGGAAGAAGCGTAAAAAATACATACAAAAAATGGTTAAATTCAATGGGACTTTTGTGATAGATAAATAATAAAAAGAAGTTTAGATGATTAAGTGAATTTATGTAATTAAATTAAATTCGCTGTATTGCAATGGCCGAAGAAAACGTAAAAATAGCAGTATTGGAGCAGAAGTTAACAGATTTTGCTGCAATTGTTCAAAAATTAGATAACGCAATTGAAAAAATTAGTGAGGTTAACGCCAATCTTATGCGAATGTTGGCCGTACACGAAGAAAAAATAAAACAATGTAACAATACAGATGACTTGATTGTTGGGATGATTAATTCAATAAAAGAATCAAATACGAATGAACACAATCAAGTTAAGATAATGATAAATGATATTGTAAGTGCAAGAATAGTTCCACTGGAAGAAGAAATAAAAAATTTACCTAAACAAATATCTGATGATATTATTATTCCACTAGAAAAAAAAGTAGAAGACGCAACTAGAATAAAATGGATTACAATTGGGTGTGGTGCTGCATTGATAGTGGTAACCGGAGCATTATCAACTATAATATCAAGTTGGATTGATCCTAAACTACAACATCCATATCAACAAAATACTCAATATCCAGTTCCACAACTGTCCACTCCAGCCTCCAAATAGTTGACAACTCAAAAAAGGTATGCTAGAATACTGGGATGCTCAGTTGCAGTTTGATAATGGATTCTATTGACCACAAATATATAAATTTGGTTTCTCTATCATTGGATAAGTTTGTAAAGAAAGGTCCTTCTTTATATAACTGTAGATGTAATATATGCGGAGATTCACATAAAAATAAATCAAAAGCAAGAGGATATTTTTATTCGGTAAAGAATAATACCAATTATAAATGTCATAATTGTGGTATTAATATTTCTTTGAATAATTATTTAAAAATTGTTGATGGTAATTTACACGATCAATATTGTTTAGATAAGTATATGCAAGGCCATACCGGAAAAAACTTTACCGCAGAAGAACCAAAATTTAAATTTGAACAACCTAAATTTAGAAAGAGTCTAAATTTACCAAAAGCAACTGAAAATAAACAGAGTAAAACATACTTAGAGAATAGGAAATTAGATCCAACTAAATTTTACTATGCAGAAAAGTTTAAAGAATGGGTAAATTCTATGATTCATACTTTTGATGAGAAAAGTATGAAATATGAAGAAAGTAGAATCATAATTCCTTTGTACTATAGCAAAGAACTTATAGGATTTCAAGGAAGATCTTTAGGTAATAGTGAGATTAAATACATCACTATTATGCTAGATGAAGATTCTCCAAAAATATATGGCTATGATGATGTAAATTTACAAGAACCAGTTTACGTCGTGGAGGGTCCATTTGACTCTACTTTTATTAAAAACTCTGTTGCGATGTGTGGGGCAGATATAGATCTTGTGAGTCTAAATATTTCTCACCCAGTCTATGTTTATGATAATGAACCAAGAAATATTCACATTCATCATCGAATGTTGAAACAGATTGAAGCTGGAAATCGCATTGTAATTTGGCCACCTAACATCAAAGAAAAAGATTTAAATGATATGATTTTAGCCGGACATGATGTACAAGAATTAATTGAATCTAATGTATATTTTGGATTGGAAGCAAACCTTAATTTTAACAACTGGAAAAAGACATGAGCAATGGTATTAAAGTTCAAAAAAGAAATGGTAGTATTGAGCATCTAGACCTCGAAAAGATGCATAGAATGGTTGAGGAGGCTTGTAGCGACCTCTCAGGCGTCTCTTCGTCGCAGGTTGAAATGACCTCTGGAATTCAATTTTATGATGGAATTTCTACGGATGCAATTCAAGAAATACTAATTAAATCTGCAAGTGACTTAATTAGTCTAGAACATCCTAATTATCAGTTTGTTGCGGCTAGGTTGCTTTTATTTGCCATTCGCAAGAGCCTATACAAAGGAAGAATTGATCTTCCACATCTATATGAACATGTCAATAAAGTAATTGATTTGGGATTTTATGATTCTGATATTTTAAATTGGTATACTAAAGAAGAGTTTGATATTGCAAATTCTTTTATTGACCACCATAGAGACTATTTGTTTACTTATGCCGGACTTAGGGAAATTGTAGACAAATATCTTGTTCAGGATAGGATCATAAAAAAAGTATATGAGACTCCACAGTTCATGTACATTCTTGTTGCAATGGTAACTTTTTCTAGATATCCAAAAGAAACTAGAATGTCTTATGTAAAAAGATATTATGATGTTATTAGTAAGCATAAAATCAATATTCCCACTCCAGTAATGGCAGGAGTGAGAACAAAGAAAAGACAATATGCATCTTGTACTCTATTAGATTGTGGTGATTCCATTGAATCTATTATTGCTACTAAAAGTGCATTGATGAGGTATGTTTCTGCGAAATCTGGGATTGGACTTAATGTTGGTAGAATTCGTGGGATTGGAAGCAAAATTCGGAATGGCGAAGTAATTCATACTGGTATAGTTCCTTTCATTAAATCATTTGAGGGAGATTTAAATTCTTGTTCTCAGGGCGGTCTCAGAAAAGGATCTGCAACTTTATTCTTTCCAATTTGGCATCAAGAGATTAGAGAATTAATTGTCCTAAAAAATGAAAAGGGAAATGATGAAAATAGAGCAAGATCATTAGATTATGCTGTATCAATTTCTAAGATTTTCTATGAACGGTTCATCAAAAATGAAGAAATTAGTCTATTCTCTCCAAATGACGTTCCTGGTCTTTATGATGCTTTCGGTACTGATGGATTTGATGATCTATATGTTAGTTACGAACGAGATAACTCTGTTCCGAGAAAAACTGTTAATGCACAAGAACTTATTCTTGAAATCTTGAATGAAAGAAGTGATACAGGACGAATCTACATACTGAACATTGATCATGCAAATTCACATAGTCCGTATACAAAGACTATTCGAATGAGCAATTTGTGTGTCGAAATTTGTCTGTTAACTGAACCGATAGAGCATATTGATGATGTAAATGGTTCAATTGCACTCTGCATTTTATCTGCACTTAATGCTGGCGTCATCAAAACAGAAAGAGAATTTGAAGAATGTTGTGATCTTATGGTAAGGGCATTGGATGAACTTATTGACATCCAAGAATATCCAGTAAAAGCAGCAGAAATTTCAACGAGAAAATATAGATCTCTTGGTATTGGGTTTATTGGGATCGCACATTATCTTGCTAAACTTGGACTTAAGTATGAAGATCCAAGGGCATGTAATGCGATTCATAGACTTTCAGAGGGACTTCAATATTATCTATTGAAAGCATCAAATCAGCTCGCAAAAGAGAAGGGTGTATGTCAAGGATTTGTTGATACAAAATATGCACATGGAATTCTTCCTATTGATACATACAAAAAAGATATTGATGACTTTATCTCAGAACCTCTTCATCATGATTGGGAAACACTGAGACAAGACATTTTAAAGTATGGACTAAGGAATACTACACTTACCGCCGCCATGCCTTCGGAAACTTCGTCAAAAACTTCAAATGCAACAAATGGAATTGAGCCACCTAGAGGTTATCTATCTATTAAGAGAAAAATCAAACAGATTGTTCCACAGTATTCCACTTTAAAGAACGATTATACTCTTCTTTGGGATATGAAGTCTAATGAAGGTTATTTTAATATTGTTGCTGCGATGCAAAAGTTTTTTGATCAATCAATTAGTGCAAATTGGAGTTATAATCCAGAAAATTATCCAGATAAGAAAGTTCCAATGAGTGTTGTTGTAAATGATTTTCTACAGGCATACAAAAAGGGACATAAGACAGCATATTATATGAATACATATGATGGGAAAAAAGACGATATGGCATTAGAAGATTTAGTAAATGTAATTTTAGAAGAAGGAGAAGATGAAAGTTCTTGTGATAGTTGTTCTATTTAAATAAATAATGAGTATTGTAAGATTTAAAGCAAATAGTGAGGAAAAAAGTGTGATTGACAAATCTGAAATCAAAGGCATGACAGTTTTTAATTCAAATATTTCGGACTATTCAAAAAATAACATGTTCTTTGGTCCCCCTTTGGGAATTCAAAGATATGATGTTCATAAGTTTCCTGTTTTTTATAAGTTAACCCAGGATCAGTTAGGTGCATTCTGGCGACCTGAGGCATATCCATTGACAAAAGATCGTGCGGACTATCAAAAATTAAGACCAGAACAGAAACATATTTTTACCTCAAATTTGAAGTATCAGATTATGTTGGATTCTGTTCAAGGAAGAGGTCCTGGACTTGCTTTTCTTCCGCATTGTTCATTACCAGAATTAGAATCTGCAATGATCGTATGGGAATTTATGGAAATGATTCATAGTTATTCTTATACTTATATTATTAAAAATGTTTACTCAAATCCATCTGAGGTATTTGATAAAATTATTGATGATGAGAATATTCTTGAACGTGCGAAGAGTGTAACGAGTTCATATGATGATTATGTTCAATCTGCAAATACATATTCATCTACCAATCTTTGGAAATTTAATAATGAGGGTGTAGATTTAGGAAAACTTGAATTATATGAAGTCAAGCGAAAACTTTATCGTGCCATTGCAAATGTAAATATTCTGGAGGGAATTCGTTTTTATGTTTCTTTTGCTTGTTCATTTGCATTTGGTGAACTTCATTTGATGGAAGGATCTGCAAAGATTATTTCTAAGATTGCACTTGATGAAAGGCTCCATTTATTTCTAACACAGAATATTCTTACGAAATGGAAAAATGGACTTGATGATCCTGATATGAAAAAAATAGCAAAGGAAGAAGAACCTTATGTCTATTCTATGTTTGAAAAAACAGCAAACGAAGAAAAGAAGTGGGCAGAGTATTTGTTTAAAGATGGATCTATGATTGGATTGAACGATAAACTATTATTCAATTATGTTGAGTGGATCACAAATCGAAGAATGAAGGCACTTGGATTAAAACCAATTTATGATATTCCCGCAAATAATAATCCACTACCCTGGACAGAAGATTGGTTGAACAGTAAAAATGTTCAAAATCCACCACAAGAAGAGGCTTTAGAGTCTTATGTTATTGGTGGGGTGAGCCAGGACATGAAATCGGATGCATTTTCTGGGTTTAAACTTTGACATAAAGTGTTTCCAGCAATTTTTTTTTATAAATATATAAAGGAAATTACAAATACTATACTACCATGTCAAGATATTATCTTACTGAAGCTTACGGAGAATTATATAATCCAAGAAAAACTGATGAGACATTCTACGAAAATCTAAAATTTGTAGATTATCTTATGAATGAACAGATTGAAGAGGTTATGGAATCTCTTCTTTGGGAATTTATGGATTATGGAAATACTCTAGATGAGTCTTATAATTTAATTCAAAATACTTTTTCTGATGTTATTTTGGAAGAAGTTTTGGCAGAAGCCATGAACCCAAGACAGAAAGCAGAAAGAGCTGCTAGAGTTGGAGCAGAACGAGCTGCAACTTTAAAAACAGCTAGAAGACAAGAGCGAGTAGCCAAAGTAACTGGTGCCGTTAAGAAAGCGGGAGAATCAGTTAAATCTGCTGCTGCAGGAGTTGGTTCAGCAGTTAGTAAGGCTGCAACTGGTACATATAACCGTGCGGCTGGTCTTGCTGGAAAGGCAAAGGCAGCACTTACAAAGGTTGTCCGTACTGGCGCTGCTGCTGCGCTCAAAGCCGGTAGAAGTGCAGAAAGAATGGGTAGTGGAGTTGAAAAAGCTGGAGAAAAGGCCCAAGTAACAACTAGAACAAAAACTATTACTTCTGGTGGTGGTCGTCCAGCTCCAGTTGAAACCGAAACTGAAACCAAATCCGGTGGCAGTAAGCGTAGAGCAATTGGTGGTTTACTGAAAAGAGCTGGAAAAGCAGTTGTTGGTGCAATAAGATCTGAAAAGAATAAAGCTGCTGTTGCTAGCGCAAAGAGAACTGGAGCTATGCAAGGTCCATCTCCAGCACCAAAATCAGCTTCCTCACCAAAAGTAGAATTGGGGTTAAAAACTTTGGGCAAGGGCGGTCCTTCTACTGCACATACCTTCAGTAGACATGCACAGAGAAGAATTGTCCCTATTGGAGCAAACAAAAAAGAACTGACAGGAGCAGCAAGAGATACTGCAATTCGTGCAGCAAGAAAAGCAGCAATAGCTGAGAGTAACTATGAACTTTTAGCTCAATGTATTCTTGAAGATCTAATTAACGAAGGTTATGCGGATAATCTTGAAAATGCACTTGTCATCTTAGAAAATCTTTCTGAAGATGTAATTGAAAATATTGCATCCCAATATCTAGAAGATTGATTTGCAATTAAATTATAAGGGGAGTCTTTCACTCCCCTTTATTATATGTAAATTTTATGATTCACATTACTGACATTTATACTCTAAAAGCAAGAGTAGAAAAACTAAAACATAAATTGGATAGTGAGCAAATCTCACCACATGAAAAATGGGTTACACACAAATATTTAAGTGAAGTCTTAAATTATATCGATGAATTAAAGATCGGTTAATTCTGTTTTAACAATAGAATATATATTTTCAACTTCACTGCTAAAAAATTTACCTTCTATATTAGTATTATAATAATCTTCTCGTAATAAAACATTCCTCTTAAATTGCTCATATGTTTCATAATAAGACATAGATTTTTTATGGGGACACAAATATAAAATTTCTCGGAAAAATTTATCTTTTCCGAGTTTTTTTACGTCTTCAATTAATTCATCACAGGAACCAAAGTAATCCTGCCAATTACTTTCTTTCTTCTTTCTTCTTCCTGTTTTTCTATCTTTTCTTCTTTCCCAAAAAGTTTTCTTTCCAATGTACTTCTTCTCATTTTCAAGATTAGTAATGCAATAAACAAAACCTTCCATTTTTTCTGGTATAGATAAAAATTCTTTATCATTCATCATCCACACTTGACACCGCTCCTTGGGTATGGTACAATAATCTTGTATACAGCTAATATTTATGGAAAAAATTACAGCGACTGAATTGATTGTGAAGGATATTCGGGACTGGTGTTTAGAACGACATAGTGAACTAATCAGTGCCAATAAAATTGAAGATGCAATTGCATTGGACTCCGAGTTTTATGAATGGTTAAGCATTAGTGAAGATGATGAGGAACCTACGATTGAGATCCTAAGCATCACAACTACTAATGGCCCAACCCCTTGACAAATCCTAAATAATAACCTAGGCCACATCATAAGGATTTAAAAAATAAAAAAAAATCATAAATAATAATACCTGTTAGGTTGGCGCTTTTCAGGTAGGAAGGTGTCTCTTGGCACCTTCTCTTTTATATTTTATAAATAATAATGCCAACCTAACAGAGTAGAACTATGACTTTTCAAAGTCCAAGGGTTTATATATACAAAATTACTTTTGAAGAAGTTCCATATTATTACTATGGAGTCCATAAGGAAAAAAAATTTGATGAAGAATATTGGGGGTCTCCATATACAAATAAATGGTGTTGGGAACTTTATACTCCAAAGAAACAAATATTAGAAATATTTAATTATAATGATCAAGGTTGGATAAACGCACAAGAAATTGAGAAAAGAATAATAAGACCAGTTTATAATACTGATAAATGGTGCTTGAATGAAAGTTGTGGGGGAAAAACATCACTTAAAGTATTAAGAGAAAATGGAAGAAAAACTGGAAAAATTATGGGAAAAATAAATGGAAAACTAACCTATGATAAAAAAACTGGGGTCCACGGACGATCAAAGGAAAAAATGATTGAAGATGCTAGAAATG